GTCGATCAGGTGTGGGCCGAAGCCGTGACCCGGTTCAACGCCGGAGAGGAACTCATCCTTCGTGACGAGCTGCAAAAGGCAGCGCTGGCCGAGCAGCAGGCCCACACCGAGCGTGACCCGTGGGAGGGCGACATCCTGGAGTTTTTGGCAAAGCCGGTGCCCGCCGACTGGGCAAAGCGCACCGTGGACGAGCGTGTGGCCTGGTGGGAAAACGGCCCGAACGATGCCCCCGCAGACGGCCAGCAGCGCGCCACGATTTGCGTCAACGAGCTGTGGCGGGAGTGTCTGGACAGCACCGGAAAGGCTCCCGACCGGGTACAGTCCAAGCGCATCGCGGCGGTGCTGAACGGCCTGCCGGACTGGACGCCGGGCAAGTACCCGCAGCGGTGCGGATGCTACGGCGTGCAGCGCATCTGGCGCAGAAAATCCGAGTAATTCCAAAGCGCCGAAACCACTTTGATGAACATACAGAACATACAGAGCAGGTCGGCGTAACAGAGCATACAGAGATTTTCGCAAACATTAAGAGAACCGAAGAAATCAAGCGCCGAAAAGCGGTTTCGAACATACAGAACATACAGCCAACATACAAAGCCTGAAAAGTTTGTATGCACGAAAAAGCAAGCACTCATGCGGCTTTTTACCCCGAAACATACTCAACATACAATCTTTTCCCCTAGAAGAAGAAAAAGTGAGGGAAATAAGGCGCGTGCGCATACCCGCGAGAGCCTTATACGCTTCGCGTGAGGAATTATAGGGCTTTGGGTATGTTTTGTATGTTTGTATGTTCGGTCCAAAACGAAAGGAGAAACTACAATGCCGACAAATAAGCCCCTGGAAAAGAGCATCGAGAACGTGCTGCGCAAGGCCGTGGAGGACGAGGGCGGGGTGTGCCTGAAATGGACCTGCCCCGGGCACAGGGGCGTGCCGGATCGGATGATCTTGTTCCCCGGCGGCATCATCGCCTTTGTGGAGCTCAAGCGCCCCGGAGCAAAGGTCAAGGCGGGAGGACTGCAGGAGTGGTGGAGGACGAAGATTCTGAGCTTCGGGTTCCCCTGCTATGAAATCAGCACCGCAGGGGACGCCCGACACCTGGTGGACTTCCTGAGCACCAGGAGCTTCTTTGCTCAGGTCGAGGAGAGCGACAACTGACGCGCTGCCCTAAAAGAAACGGAGGTCAAAGCAATGCAGCAATTTCATCCGCACCCGTATCAGCAGGCGGGCATCGACGCCATTCTGGAAAAGCCTGGCGTGGCACTCTGGATGGAGATGGGCCTGGGCAAGACTGTCGTCACCCTGACTGCCATCGACCAGCTGATCTACGACCGGCTGGAGATCGACAAGGTGCTCATCGTTGCCCCGAAGAAGGTCGCCGAAGCAACGTGGCAGGACGAAGCCGCCAAGTGGGGGCACCTGCGGCACCTGCGCATTTCCACCGTGCTGGGCACCGAGAAGCAGCGCAAAGCCGCTCTGGCAGCCCAGGCGGATATTTACATCATCAACCGCGAGAACGTCCCCTGGCTGGTGCACACACTGGGCCGCAGCTGGGATTTTGACATGGTGGTGCTGGACGAAGCCAGCAGCTTTAAGAACCACGCAGCGCAGCGGTTCAAAGCGCTCAAGGCCGTGCGCCCGAGGGTGCACAAGGTAGTGGAGCTGACCGGCACACCAAGGCCCAACAGCCTGCTGGACCTCTGGGCGCAGATCTACCTGCTCGACCAGGGCGAACGGCTGGGGCGGTACATCACCCACTACCGCAAGACATACTTCTGGCCCACCGAGTACAGCTACGAACCCCGGGAGGGCGCAGCCATCAAGGATATCGTCCTGAGCTTCAAAGCAGCCGACCACCTGACCCTGCCGGAGAAGATCATCGACGACATCCCGGTGGTGCTGGATACGACTGCCCAGAGGATCTACAAAAAGCTCGAAAAAGACTACCTGCTGGAAGTGAACGGCGAGACCATCACCGCCCAGCAGGCCGCCACCCTGACCGGCAAGCTCTTACAGCTGTGCAACGGCAGCATCTACAGCGAGGAGGGCCGGACCATTCCGATCCACCGGTGCAAGCTGGACGCCTTCGATGAGCTGATCGACGCTCTGGACGGCCAGAAAGCCCTCGTGTTTTACGGCTTTCGCTTCGACGAGGAGCAGCTCACCGAGACACTGAAAACGCGCCACAAGGGCCTGCGATTTGCCGTGCTGAACAACGAGCACGACGTAGCGGCATGGAACGCCGGAGAACTGGACGTTCTGCTGGCGCACCCGGCCAGCTGCGCCTACGGCCTGAACCTTCAGCAGGGCGGCCACCACCTGATCTGGTACAGCCTGCCGTGGAGCCTCGAGCTTTACGCCCAGGGCGAAGCGCGGCTCTACCGGCAGGGCCAGACCCAAAGCGTCATCGTCCACCGGCTCATCGTCAAGGGCGGCGCGGACGAGATGGTGGTAAAAGCCCTGAACCGCAAAGACCGCAGCCAGAACGCCCTGATGCAGGCCGTCAAGACCCACATTCAGGCAGCACAGAAGGGAGACAGCAAGTGAGCATCCGAGCATTCCGCAAGCTTTCCCGCGCAGAGCGGCGCGGCTTTATCAACACCATCGAGGACCCGCTGACCCGCCGGGCCTTTGAGATCACCTTTCTGGGCCCCGGCAAGGTCAGCTGGAACCGGGCCGCCATGCTCTACGGCGGCGGCATTTCCCCCGAGACCCTGCGCGTCTGGGTCTGGCGGGAACTGCAGCGCTGCAAGTAAGTCATAACGGTTTTACCAAGAAACCCATGCTATGCTTTTCTGGATAACACACAGGAGGGCGAAGCATGGGTTTTTCTAACGAGCGGATGAGGACGGGGCAGCTGGTGAACTGGTTCCTGCTGGACGGTCTGGAAATGACCCCGGCGGGCAATCCCATCACCAAGGCCCTGCCGCTGCCCTTCGGCGTAGACCACCTGATCGGTTTCAACGAGCTGCTGACCTGCAAGCACCCGGAGAGCGCAGGCGTGCACTTCTTCCTCGATGATTACCAGTTCGAGCGCTTCTGGCGGCAGCCGCAGCGGTACCTCGATGCGCTGGCAAAGTTCCCGATGGTGCTCGGGCCGACCTTCTCGTTGTACACTGACTTTCCCGCTCCGATCCAGCGGTGGAACCATTACCGCAACCAGTTTCTGGCGGCCTGGCTTCAGGCCAACGGTGTCTGCTGCATTCAGGCTCCTGGATGGGCAGGCCCGGACAGCTACGGCTGGTGCTTCGATGGACTCAGCAAGGGCGGTGCAGTGGCGATCAGTTCCCTGGGCACCGGAGTGCACAGCAGCACCAAGGATGCATTCCGGCAGGGTTTTGCTGCCATGCTGGACGCCTGTGAGCCGGAGGAAATCTTGTTCTACGGCAAGGTGCCGCCGGACACCGCAGCACTGCTCCGGGAGCGTGGCATTCAGTGGCAGGCATTCCCGCACCGGATGGCAGAACGTCTGCGCGGTGCGGCATTTTTGGATTCAGACAGTGAGGAGGCGGAGCAATGTCCCAAGGCGGAGCAAGCTACGGCGGGTCCCAAGGCGTAAAAGGCGCTAAAGCCGCAGGTGCCGCAGCAGCAGTCCAGGCTGCCGTGCCACAGGTGCAGGCGACCCCGGTAGTGCAGCAAGCAGGCCCGCCCACCGGTGCAAATGGCTTCCCACATCTGACCCAGCAGCAGGTCTCCGCCATGGAGAGCGCCGCACAGCAGCAGATGATGCGAGATCCAAAGCTGGTAGCGGGCGTGACCGACTACATCAACCCGGTGATGCAGAGCAACGGCAAGGCCCTGAGCCAGAATGCTAACTGGGCTGCCGCCACTGGCCAGCCCTTAACCGCGCAGCAGCAGAGAATGCTCAATGCAGTGGACAAGTTGGCAAAGCCCATCGGCGTCGAGACGACCCTCTACCGCGCCGACCACTCGGACTTTCTCGAGCGCAACTGCGGACTGCCCACGAACTACAGTAGCATGAGCGACGCGCAGATTCGCAAGGCGCTGGTGGGCAAGTCTTGGACGAGCACCAGCCTGGAGTCCACAGCCTACGACAGCCGGAACAATCCCTTCTGGCCGCAGCCGAATGGGCGCGGTACAGGCACACATGGACAGGGTGGTATCCGCTCCGGCAACCGCGAAATCCTGATCCGGTACCACACCGCAGGCAGCACCCGCGCAGCGTTCATCCAGCCCAGCCAGTCCGAAGCAGTTCTGGCGGTAGGCACCCATCACAAGATTACCGGCGTGCGCAGCACCCGGCTCGGCCCGTCCCACACCTACCTCAGCGGCAAGAAGGTTCTTGAGCTGGAAATCGAAGTGTGGTAAAATCAAACTGGAGGTATTTCACAATGGCATCCTCGACAAAAAAGCAGCCCCAGACCGGCAGTTTTATTCAGCGAGACACTCCGCCTGTTTCAGAAGGACCGATCCACTTCGGCTCGAACATGACGGACGCTGACGGAACCGTTCTGACCGACAGCAAAGGCAACTGGGTCGGGCCCATTTCCCGGCTGGCCCCGGAGTACCGCAAGTATGTGAAAAAGCCCACCCCCAAGAAGAAGACCGCCAAAGCAAAACCCAAGAAAAAGTAATTCGTAACGTTTTGCTCCGCCGATCTGTGTTACCCTTGACCGAGAAATTCACGGCCAAGGGAGGAATCACATGTCACAGGGAGGCGCAAGCTATGGCGGCAGCCACGGCATGGGTGGAGGCGGCGGTGCGGCAAAAGCAGCACCGAAAGCACCTGCGCCCCAGACCCGTGAACAGCAGCTGCTGGCCCAGGTCAAGGGCAGCCCTGCAGCGCTGATGCAGATGAGCGATCAGGATGCGCTGGATACAGTCAAGGCCATCGCTGCGCAGCCGATCGCAACGGATGGCACCCAGAACGACACCTTCTGCCAGCGTTGGCTCAACGCCACCGGGCTGGCAAACGAGCTGCCGGAAGTTCTGGATGATGTGGCCTTTGGCAAAGCCCGCCGCAAAACAGGTGCGGATAAACTGTATCACAGCGACACGCCGTATGACGGCAACGCGGCAACGGCGGTAAAAACGCTGAAACAACTACAGACAGGAAATACTGCGTTTGCCTCTTTTGGTACGCACGGAAGCGGCACCTACCTTGACATCGACGCAGCCAGCAATGCCCGCAACTATGCGGGCTACAATGGCTCCCAGGTTAAGATGTTCCTGAACAAGAATGCAAAGGTTGCAACCTTCTCTGAGCTGTTCCAGGCGCAGTCCAATTTCCAGAACAAACACCCCAAAACCTACAAATACCTCGTCAGCCATCACACTGGCACCATGTGGGGCGCCAGCGAATTAAAGACGATCTGGTTAACCAGCGCTGGCTACAACGCCTATGATGCTGGTCACTACAAAGTGGCCTACAGCCGCAAGGCCCTAACGATCTGCAAAACGATCAAGGGCAGGCAGCAGATCACCCCGAACTGGTAAAGGAGCTTACACATGAGTGAGAAAGATATGCAGCAGCGCCGTTCTTCGGACGCAGCAGCGGCGTTGATTGACCGCCGTGAGGCCGAGCTTCGCAAGAAAGCCAAGACCCCGAGTGAGCTCCGCAATTGCCGCCAGCAGGCCGCAATGGAGTGGGATGCTCACATCGGATACATCGACAAGCGCGACCTTCCCAAGGGCTGGAAGGACCCCTACGCCAAGCTGGACAAGTCGTCCAAAGCCAAGCCCAAGACCACCAAGGCAAAGGCCAAAAAGTAAGTCATAACGTTTTTACCCTAGGCTCTCTGGTACAATTGCCAGAGAGCCTATTTTATTGCCCGGAGGGATTGCATGGAGAGCGTGAAACACCAAATCGAGTACAAACGGCTGGACGAAATCCGACCCTACGACAACAATCCCAGGCGCAACGACGAGGCCGCAAAGGCCGTTGCCAACAGCATTAAAGAGTTCGGCTTCCAATCCCCCATCATCGTGGACCGGGACGGCGTGATCATCGCCGGACACACCCGGTACAAGGCCGCCCGGCGGCTGAAGCTGCAGGAGGTGCCGGTGATCGTAGCGGCAGAGCTGGACCCAGAAAAGGTCAAAGCCCTGCGCATCGCCGACAACTCCACCGGCGAAGTTGCCCAGTGGGACTTGCAGCTTCTGGTGCAGGAGCTGACCGGCATCAGCTACGACATGACCGACTTCGGCCTGAACCTCCAGATCAAGATCGACGAGGAGGTCAAAGAGGACGACTTCGACGCAGAACCGCCGGAAGCTCCCATCACCCAGCGCGGCGATATCTGGCTGCTGGGTGACCACCGTGTGATGTGCGGTGACAGCACCAGCCCGCAGGACGTGGAGCAGCTCATGGACGGCCAGCTGGCCGATCTACTGCTCACCGACCCGCCCTACAACGTGAACTACGAGGGCTCGAACGGCAAGAAGATCGAGAACGACAACATGGCCGAAAGTCAGTTCCGGCAGTTCCTGCTTCAGGCATACAGCCGTGCCTTCGACGCCTGCCGCACCGGCGCCAGCGCGTACATCTTCCACGCCGACACGGAGGGGGAAGCGTTCCGGGCCATGTTCCGGGAGGCAGGCTGGGGCCTGCACGGGTGTCTGGTCTGGGTCAAGAACAGCCTTGTCCTCGGCCACAGCGACTACCAGTGGCAGCACGAGCCCTGCCTGTACGGCTGGAAGCCCGGTGCGAACCACTACTTCATCAACGATCGCAGCCAGACCACCGTCATTGACGACGCAAAGCCGGACGACCTGCGGCACATGAAGAAAGACGAGCTGCTGGACTGGGCCATCAAGGCGCAGGCCCTGCTGACCGAGAAGCCCAGCAGCGTGATCCGCTGTGACAAGCCGCCTCGCAACGCAGAGCACCCCACCATGAAGCCGGTGGTGCTGTGCGGCAGGCTCATCAAGAACAGCTCCCTGCCCGGCCAGACCGTGCTGGACCTGTTCGGCGGCAGCGGTTCTACGCTGATCGCTTGCGAGCAGTTGAGCCGGAAGTGCTACACCATGGAGTACGATCCCCGCTATGTGGACGTGATCGTCAAGCGCTGGGAGGACTTCACTGGTGAAAAGGCTGTTCGGCTGAAATAACCATTCCCCGCCGGGGCAGGTTCTTTACTCCTTTCCCGCCCCGGCTTTTATCTTAGCCAAAACGGCACGCACACGGGTCATCCTCCGCCCGCAGGGCTCTGGAAGCAGAGCCGGTGCGCGCCGTTTTTCCATACGGAGGTGAAACCTTGGCACGAGAATCCCAAATCAGCAAGTGGAACAGCCCCAGCGGACTGCTGCGCTTGCAGCGGCTGGCGATGCACGGTCTGACGCAGGCGGAGATCTGCGAACAGATCGGCGTGCCGGTGCGCACCTTCCGGCGCTGGTGTACGCAGGACCCGCGCATCAAGCAGGCCATCAGCGTAGGCGCGGAGGCAGCGCTGGCCAGCGTGGAGAACGCCTTATTCAAAAAGGCCCAGGGCGGCGACCTGGGCGCGATGTGTTTTTATCTGAAAAACCGTGACCCGGAGCATTGGAGTGAGCACCCAGAGCTGAGAGGTTACGACGGAAAGGTGGTGTTCGTGGATGACATACCCAAGACGGCAGCCCCCAAACCTGCTGAAACAGCAGCTGAAACTAAGCAGCCTGATCATCCCTGAATACTACGCCGCCCATACCGCCATCTGGTCCGGCGAGTACAACGAGTACCTGGGCGACGGCGGGCGCGGCTCGCTCAAGTCCACTTTTGCCGCCACCGAGGTGGTGCTGCTGGTGATGCGGGTGCCGAATATCCACGCCGTGGTGCTGCGTAAGGTGGGCAACACCCTTGCCACCAGTGTCTGGCCGGAATACAACCGCGTCATCGACCGCATGGGCATCCGACACCTGTGGAAGCAGACCAAAAAGCCCTACACCCTGACCTATATCCCTACCGGGCAGACCATCCAGTTCTACGGCCTGGACGACCCCGGCAAGCTGAAATCCATTGCGGTGCCGTTTGGCTATTTCGGCGTCATGCACTTTGAGGAGTTCGACCAGTACGACGGCCCGGAGGAAGTGCGAAACGTCGAGCAGTCG